TCCATAAACAACCCGATTTATGTTTGTACACTGCGTAATTAGGATCATTATTGTCAATAGTTACCTCTCCAAAATGCAAATGGTCCGTTGTCGAACCAGGGAGAGATTTACTAGAAAAGGAACTTTTCATTCCAACGCTCGCTTTTACAAAAGTGATGACATAAGTGTCTCCCACAATACGCCCATCCCATGCCATAGCACTACCATTAAATTCAAAATAGTGTGCCCTTAACCATTGGTTGGATTGATGTGAGTAACAACTCATATTTCCTTTTACAGCCATAGTAACATTATTAGTCTCGTCGATCTCATATTGACTTTCATAATAGTCACCGTTGAAATGAAATTTCCCTACCATCTTATCAAAGATGTGGGTTGTCATTACAACAGTGTTTTTCTCCGATCTATCAACCAACTTCAATATCTGTTTTGGCTCAAAGTAATACCCAGAATGCACCATCAAATAGGCATCTGGTTTGACACATTGACAAGTCAAGACGTCGCATTTACACCACGTCACACAACTTCTCTTAGTGTCGTCATTCACTACATACGCGCTTGCCGATAACTCAGGATTTAATACCTGTGATACATTGATATAACTTTTTCGGCGGTTGTAGTCCCGTTCTCCCAACACGGGATTGCATGAATGTATAGCCCTACATTTATCCCGATGTCGCAAGACGTTCCCACCAACATCAACAATATTGGTGCAGCCCAGCTTTTTCAGGGTAAATAAAGCTTCTTCCTCAGCGATCACTCGTTCAATTGCGCTCAAAGGGTGTAAATGTCTGTATCCATTATCCTTACCAGATATACGCAATTGGGGAAATCTCTCTCTTAGTTTCAGGTTTAATTTGTCATTCACCACAAATGGCATTACCATGGTGGGTGTTTCCTCTGTTTTAAGGAAGTCTTCGAGGATTGACTCTATACTTCCAACTTCTGATGGGGTAACATCAAGAAGACTCCCAAAGTCCGATGACTTTGCAGAGGCGGAACCAACATTACTAGTGCTGGCTAGAGAACTTGTCTCATATTTAACCGTCTTTCGCTTGCTTCGTTTAACGCGTCGAGCATCCGCGGGATTTGATTTTGCTTTGTTCTTAGATCTTGTTAAGGACATTTTCAAATAAAATCGGTGTAAATTCAAT